CAAGGTAGACGACAAGAAATGATGTCTTGGTTATCTACATTCGCAGCCATCTTCCTACTTGATATTGTCTATACCTATTACCTACGTTGTGTAGCAAACAATCAAGTGATGGCGGCTAGTCTGTGGAGTGTTGCTTGTTATATGTTAGGTAGTTACGCTGTTATCGAATACACATCAAACAATCTACTAATGATTCCCGCTATGCTTGGTGCGTTTTGTGGCACCTATGCTGGTATGAAACTCAAGACTACAAATGAATCTAACTGATATCACCACCAAGGGCTATGTTGTTTTGCGCAACTTCTTAGATGAAGGCGATGTAGATCGCTTGATTGGCGGTTATAAACAGTCGATAGATAATAGAGGCTCTAATAAAAACTATGGTGTAGTGTCTAGTAAAATAGATCATAGTCTAGAAGATAAAATACATCCGTTGCTTTCAAGCATAAGAGAAGTTAGCGACCTGACAGTTGATATGTGCTACAAAGGAGGCATGTACTTTCGTTCAGAAAGTATTGACTTCAAATGGCATCAAGACCACGAAACTTACTATCTAACTCAACAAGCAACGAACGCAATAAATTTATGGATACCGCTAATCAAACCCGATAGAAATAATACAGGACTGTCGATAGTTCCATTTGATAAGTTAGGCACTAGTCTAAAACATTTCTTAGGTTTTGGAGCAAGAAATATTACCATCAACGATTCTGGTATTATTGTAGAGGATTGTGAGAATGGTGACAACTTTGAACTAAGTTGTGATATTGAATCACTAGCAGTTAGTCCTGAAATTGGACCTCGTGATGTTCTTGTCATGAGAGGTGATACCTTACACAGAACACAAGATACCAAGAATGATCGGTTAGCTATGTCTATCAGATGCTTTGATAGTCGTGGTGTTATTAGTAGAGATAAATTCTACAGTGGATGTCAGCACAAGCATACAATGATAAGCAACAATCCCAAACTGTATCAATCACTAATTGACAAATTCACTCTGACTGATTCAGTACTTGTTGGTGATATCTTATCGCATCATAAGTTCGTTAGTAAACTCTAGTAGCAAGTTGCCTTGTGGTCGATACTTGCCCTTCAACCAACTGTAGCTATCATACCAGAATTGTTCACTCTCAGGATGACAGCCGATCAAGCCTATTCTGTCCTGAAATATAGCCATTGAATCGCCGTTAGCGTATCTGGCGACTGTCTCATAGTTGCCTGGACCGACTAGAGCACAACCATCATAGAAGAACATCCTGTCTTTGGTGCCGCGCCATTCGATATCAATGTTCTTAGCGTGTGGTCGACGGGTATCTGTTCCAGGTTGTTTGATATATTGGACAGCGTCTACACCACTGAGTATGTTGAAGTAGTGACTGCCTGCCCAGTAAGCGCCCATACAGATGCCTAGGTACCTGCCACCACGCTCTAGGAAGCTCTGCACTGCGTTTTTATTAGACTTTAGTAGGGTGCCAAAGCTATCGCTGTCTCCGATGCCTCCAGGGAAGGCCACGATGTCCACATCATCAAAGAAACCGTCTTCCATTTCGTTCTTTGAGAACAGTCTGAAGTCATAGTGATCGGACAATGCCTTAATCATCCCGTTCGCACATTGAACCGAGCACTTTGGGTCATAGATGAATAAGGCTATCTTTGGTTTCACGTGGGTATTTAGTTCTCCAAAAAAGTTGACTTGTGATGGGTTGAGATATATAATAGTGACATGCGCTAGATTCTCAATGGCCGAGTAGGCGATTCTAAACCGCTGTTTGTGTGGGTTCGATTCCCACCTAGCGCACCATTTAACTTAAAGGAAATTAAAATGTCAATGTAGATCCAATATCAATGTAAAGAGCTAGTGTTTCACTTCAACAAGAAACATCTAGAAGACCCATCAATCCCTATGTGGGTAATCAAGACACACGGAGTAACCTTCTACGTCAATCACGTATCAGCGGACATTCCATGGTCAACAAAAGAAACGCCTGACAATACGCATACTAAGGGAAGTATCAAGTTCAAGCGATGTAAACTGATTCTCGACCCAGAGAATAACGCAACAGTTACAAGTCTCAGTCTATTAGATAAAACCCTACCATCACCTAAAGGTAAGCATACACGATTGCTTATGAGAGAAGGCTCGACCTTGTTAGAAGCCCTGCGAAACGGTGAGTTCAAACACACTGAGTTCAAAGAAGTTGTTGGTGCTTGTCACACTGAGTTTGTTATCTGTGATATGACTGATGAACTTGAGGTCACCGTTGCTCTACTCAAGTACAGTGGCGGATATCGTATCCTTTCTCCTAACGAACACTACTATCAAGTGTACGATACTAAGCAGTCATGGATAGATGCGATTTTTGATGACGATGAGGATGACGACTAAATAAACTCATTAAGGAGAATATTATATGGATATGGATCAAGCAGCCGTCTTTTTGGCAGGCAGTATTTTAACAGCAATGGGTATGATTGTGTTTGTGATTGCTATGGTAGTCATCAACAACATCATTCACAAATACTGGAAGCCACTAGGTTGGTTCAAATGGAGCGAAAGTATGTTCGGCCCAGTACACTATGTTGAACAAGAGAAAGTACCTCCAAGTCTAGAGCCAGAAGGTACAAAGAAAAAGAGTTAACGCTTTCGAGTGGGAGTGTCGGGCTTAGACCACTCCCACTCCATAATGTACATGGTCTCAAGCGTGTCATTTCTAAATTCTATTTCGATACCCTTGAGACCACCTGTAAACTCCCAATCACGACCGCGTTCGCCGTGAGCACGAAGCCACTTCAATACAGTAACGTTATCTGTTGCCCTAAACTTTCTTGTTCTCATAACCACCTCAATGCGAATAAGGTATTGTCAATGTCATTAGTAAATGCTACTACGATATAGTCACCGCCTCCCAGTTCATCTATTTGCCACTCGCCATCTCTTCGCCACTCGTCGTCTTTCTTTGACATTCTGTGCCAGTCTAATCGATAGTGACCTGTTAGATTTGCTTCGCACCATTTGTCTAATACGTAAACTCCATCAACGCCTATGTCCCAGAAATATACTTCGTGCTTGTGGTTCGTGATCACGTGATACGACTTGTAGCCATGATAGAATGATGGTAGTGTACTAGCACTCCATCTGATACGTTTGTCGAAGTTTCTATTGTACTCTTTCCAACTGTCGCACAGGTGTTTAGCGAGAAAACGCCGAGACTTGTACAAGCGCCACGCGGCTCTAATTCTTCCCAGCAACATCATACTTCAATCTGAACCAAGTTGCCCATTCTTCTGAGTAGAATGTGTACTCGCAGTAACCGCTACGTTGACGCAACCAGTCCATCTCATCAGTTTCAGGTCTGTGCCACTTGAAGTCAAAGTCAATACCTTGTACAAGTCCCTGATCTCTAAGGTCATAGATGACTGTTAACGCATCATTAACATTATCATAGTCTATCAGTACTGTATCTATCATGCCCACATCAATCTAAAAAGGGTTGCGTCTGCGTCTTGCTCAAACAACCATAACTGACCAGTGCCTACCCAATCGCTACTAATATTAGCATCGACCCACTCATACAAGATTTCATTGATGGCGCTTTCGACCGAAATTGTCACTTCCTGCCATCCTTGCTTTCTGCGTTTATAATACGTTTCCCAGAATTCTGGCGCATAATACAAGCCATCGTATCTCATGCCCACCTCAAAATGAATAAGGTCAAATCACTTTCGTTTTTGAATCGATACACGCTACGAGAAAAGTGGTGCTCGACTGCCCATATGTCTCGGTTGAGTGTATCTTTACACCATTTGTGTGCGTCGATAGTTCTATCATCAAATCTTATCCAGTTATCATCATCTTCTCGTCTTGTGAGTTCTATTGTGTGAATAAGTGTGGCTTGTCTTCTGTTTTCTCGTCTGCGTTGTTTACTGTTCATAGCCATCTCAACATGAATAGGAGTAGTTGCTCTTCCGTTTCAAAAATAAATTCATAACCTTCCTTGTGTCCTCGCCAAAAACATGCCCAACTGCCGTTACGTTCAATAGCTGACCATCTCTCACCAAATGTTTCTTCACACCATTGAGTGATTTCTACTCCCATTCGCTTAGTATAGTAAACAGAGTAATTGAGGTCTCGCCTTATGCCCATTGTAAAATGAATAAGGTTAGCGTGTCGTCATCAGGAATGTTTACAGTCATACCTAATACCTCACTGCGATTGTCTCGGCACCATGCCACGAGGTCCTCGTAGCGACTGTTCCAATAAGCGATATCTGATAAAAGAATAAGATGATCAAAACTATCTTCATAGTCGTTTTCCGTTACAATAAATCTTTTATGGTTCCAATTGTCCATCACAATCGACATACTAGCCCCAACGTAACTCAAAGTGTGTTACGTCACGCTCGTCGTCGAACTCAAACTCATACACGCCAGCACTGTAGCCAGCTTGCTCTTGTACGGTTACTAAGTCCCAGGGACCGACGCAGAATTCACCGCACCAGTCTAAGACTTCATCTAGACCGCCGTACTTGACAAAGATAGTGACCTTATGGTCAGACTTGATTGCCAATTTTGGTTACCTCAACGCCGCTGGTTTGGAGAAATTTAACTCCATAATCATCACGATATTGAGTGCCATAATACACACGGCGAATACCTGACTGAAGGATAAGTTTGGCACAGTCGATACAAGGTGCGTGAGTGATAAAAATATCAGCGTTAAGACCGCTGTTACTACTCTTAGCCAATTTACTAACCGCGTTGCTTTCTGCATGGAGTACCTCCGGTTTTGTTTTTAGAGCCTTGACGAACTTCTCGTCCATCTCTACTGTGATTTCATCTTCACAGTTGTTGTCCCAGCCACTGGGCATACCATTGTAACCATAGCTGATGACAGTATCATCTTTAACGATGACCGCGCCTACTTGAAGGCGTCTAGCATGACTGAGTTTCGCTAAGCGTAGTGCCCAGTCCATGTAAAGATCGATGAATTTTTGTTTCATGTCAATCCGTAGTTATCTCTTATCCATCGTTCCGAAATATTTTTATCTTTGAAGTAGTAGAGTGAAGTTGGCGCTAATATTCCAAAGTGATCACAGAACGCTTCGCCGTACCTTTTGTTTTGTAGGATTGCTAGTGTCCAGTGTACCTCTTTGAACTCGTCATACTCCTCTTGAGTAATCACATTCATTTTTCTGCTAAGTTCGGCAGATGTAAGTATGTTCACCATTTGATCAAACATTATAGGGACTCTTTGATTACACCATTAATCACGTATAGTTTTTGTTTTTCTGGTGTAATGATACAACAGTCTTTTTTGTTCTTTGCTAGAAAGTTTTGAACCGCTTCCTGTCTAGATGTTCCTTGACACAAGAACTCACCTTTGTGAGTGTAGAAGTAGTGTGAGCCATTTTCAATATGCTCGTCAATGATTTCAAACTTTAACTTGCGCATGGCGTCATCAATCATAGCATCTGCCCTAGCTTCGTCTTTAGGATCTAGTTGCTCAAGTTGAGTTTGTAGTTTGTACATTTCTTCAACTTCTTCATCGGTCAACAAATCCATCATGCGACGAATCATCTTGTTCTCAGCGTAACGCATACCAGAATAGAATACGATTGCGTATCCCACAAGCATTGCTAAGGTGTCCCACATTGTCCATTCAGTCATGTTCAATCCTTGAAAATGTTAGACCACTGTTCTAGCTTGGCTATTTTGTTATTGGCGTGATCGACTACCTGATCTAGGTCGACGATATTGTATTTGATACACAAATCAATCATAGCTTGTAGGTCACCTAATTCTTCAGCTAAGTGTTCACGATTAGTTTTAGGTTTACCAGGCTTGACGTTATCAAGACCAAATCTACTGATCTTACTAACTGCCACGATTACTTCAGCACATTCTTCTTGTAGAATGTCCATGATTTCTTTTGATTTGTTGTTCATGATATTCTTAAAAAAATGAGGATCGATACGTTATACCGATCCTCGTTTTACAGGAGAACCCTAATTAAGCCTTTACTTTAGCAGTAGTCTTCACTGCTTTAGTTGGTTTAGCTTTTTGTGTTAGCGCACGATAGCCAGCTGCAACAACTTTACGTGGTGCTTTGCCTGCGCGGTAAACGGCGCCATGAGCAGTACGTGTTGTAAAGATTGCGATGCCAGAATTCAAACGAATATCGCTAATAGTTGCTGTTGGGTTAGCAATGTTAAAACGAGATTTGATTTGAGCAACAGACAAGTCTTTACCTGACATTAGTGCTTCGATCAAGCGGGCTTTTTTAGTGATTTTTTTCATAGATGTTTCCTTTAGTTAAGTTTAAATTAGTTACTTTGTTTATGTAACATTGATAGTGTAGCAGTAACTAAGCATACTGTCAATGTAAAATGGTTAAATAACCATAATTCATTATACTTCGAAGCTCTTAACTTCGAAGTTTGCCGCGGAACTTTCATGTCCTAAGTATCCGCGAGGATTTGCCACTACCCGTGTTTCGCCGATAACGTAATCGTGGGTAGAATGGACATGACCGTGAACCCAGGTCTTGATTTGAGGGTGATCCAGAATGAATTCCGACAGGTCACTAGCGTAACCGCCGTTCATGTGATGGTCACCAGGCGTACGGTACTGTTCCGAGATACTCATAAACGATGGTGCGTGATGGGTAATCACCACTACCGGCTTATCAGTATGCTTAACAATTTCCTCACGGAAGAAATTCATAGCCTTGATGTGGTCACGGAACGTATACTCGGGTGTCAGCTTGAAGTACAAACCTTTGTCCTCGTAGAAGTTCTGAATAACACGGTAGTCGTTCATACCTGCTTTGAGTGTGTAAGTAGTCAAGGAGTCGCCGTTGTTACAGTTAGTCCACAGTGTGGCACCCATGAACACAACACCTTCAAACTCAAGGGCCTCTTTCTCAAGGATAGTCACGTTAGGAGGCACGATGCCTCTCAACACTTCTAAGGTCTTGTGAAACTTGCCATGGTAGTGTTCGTGGTTACCCATGACCATGAATACCTTGCGATACTTCGAGCACTCACGCTCAAAGAAGTCAGTGTAACGGTAAGCACCGTCATCATGGTCAATCAACTTAGTGTCATGGAACTGTTTACGTAGACTGCGTTCTTCACAGATATCACCAGCGAGTACCAACACATCACCGCCGGGAAGGGTAACGTAGCCAAACTCTAAGTGTAAATCTGAACAGTAATCAATCCTCATTTTGCTTTCTCTTTTCTCTCTCCTGGTGATGTTCATCACACAGTACTTTTAACCAACCGCCTTGACGCAACTGCCCTCGTGCGCCACAGCGTTCACAAGTAATCTCGCTCATAGCTTCTGCCATACTAGCAAGACCTCTAATGTATTCATCACCGCCGTCATAGTAGAAGCGGAGTTCACCAAACTTCTCTTTGATTTGTGCTACTACAACTTGCGGCACTTCGGGCTTCCAATCTAGGTACGATTGAATGTTGCGACACAGCATTGTTAGAATAGGGAACCAGCCCTCGTCACAATAAATGTCTCGTGCGCCCTCAGGGAAAATCTTAGGGTACACGGTTCTCAAATAGTTTTCTTGTTCATCTGTCATTCGTTTATATCCATTGCAAAATAAAAAGAGTCATATCTGATTCTAACTCAAACGCTATCTCTCTGATTGCTCTAAAGTATCGTCCTTGACAATTTTCTTTTAACCAAGTGTCAATGTTCTTCAAATCATATGCTGGTCTATCTATTCCCAAGGTTATTTTGTGCCATTTACTGCCAATGATTTCCATCATAAGCGTAGAGTCAATAGCTCTGGCTAATTGTCTTGCCGATTCATCTAAGGCTGCCTCAACTGTGGCGTTCAATGGCTCGACGGAAAATGATTTCTTGTTTTTGGAATGCTTCGACTTCCCATGGTCTGCTAAGATAGGGAGTTGAGGCTTTGTAACTTTTGCCATTCCAAACAATCTTTCTATTTGTTGTTTTTAGCTTACCACTGACAATTTGCTTGACATGAACCATTTCATGAGCAATAGTGGCACCTAGTTTAGCAAAGTCACGGGTAGAGCGTAGGGCAACTACGATAGCGTTAATGCCTGGTAGTGCTACTGTTATGCCTTCACTGTTTTCATCATCAACATCTTTTTCTACTCTGACCAGCAATGCTTTATTATATCTGGCTAGACCCAATTGGTCAATCATTTCTGGAATCATATGCTCCAAAAACTCTTTAGTTCGTTTAGAGCGAGTTTCAACTGCGAATTCCATATTATGCCTTATAGTCTTTGATTGTTAGTGCTGGTTCGTCTTTGAGAATTCTCAGTAATTGGTCGTCGCGGACGTGCTGTTCTTTTTTGGCACGTTTTGCTTCGTCGGATACTTTGAGCATCTTATCATAAGAACGAGCCCACTCTACGCCACGGAGCCATTGCTCAAGTTGAAGGATAGTACCCGTGAAGATTTCAGCATCACGATTGTAGATAGGCAGGCTATCAGCGTCCTTAGGTTTGATTGATAGACCGTCACCGTAGTCACCGTCAAAGCGGTGACGAGAGTGAGCCATCATAAACCCGAGTTCGTCAAGCTCACGCTCAAGTCGTTTGATTCTGATTACTGTATCATAGCCTGACATATTAGGCCAACTCTTTCCAACCGAAAGATGAGCACAAGAAGTTGACGCCATCAACTTCGACGATATCACCAACACTCACAGAGCGGCCACGACCGTAGTATTTGTTGCGCTCATACTGACGGGAAGGATTGTTAGTAAAATCAAATGCTTCTTCAGCGGCGGTTTCGCCAGTTTCATTGAAGAAAAAATTAGCGACTTCATCATACAATCCTTGTGCCAAGAATTCCTTGGCCATAGCAACAGTATCTTCAGCGCCGTAGAATTCACGCAGTTTGTCGCTATCTACCAATTTGATTACTACTAGTGACATTTGTTTCTCCTGTTACTGAATCGATGGTAAGATTATACTAGAATACTGCTATCGTGTCAAGTATTATTTGCGATTTTTCAAAATAATATCACGCACACGTTCACGATCCAGAGAGTCACCACAGAATTCTGGATCAGTGCGAAGATACTGATTTAATCCACCAACGATTTCTTCCACAGTAAAATCTAACTCAGAGTAGACGCCGAATTTGCCGTAGAAATCCAACATATACTGTAAGAATTGTTGCTGATTCATTTGTTACTCCTATTATTTCAAAGATTTGATGTAATCGATTACTGTGTTTGCTTCAGTGAAATCTGTGATTTCATCGTTGAATTTAATCTCTTCTGATTCGAGTTCTGAACGGCGCAACTGGATCAATTCGATAGCATAAGCAATGTCATCATCACCAATAGTCATCATCCATTCATCAAATTCATCGTCAGTGAGTGACATGATAAATTTGAGATTTTGAAGATCGTATGGATTCATTTTGTTTACCTCATCTGTTTTGATGGGGTAATTATAATAGGTTTTCTATCTATTGTCAAGTATCACGAAAGTATTAGTTTTATGAGGGCGATTGTGTCTACGGTCACAATAAATCCGTAGTTAGCTAAGCCACCGAGACTGCCTCTGGTCCATAGTGCCCATGCGAAGATAGCACTAGAGGTGACTGTTAGAGCGAGATACGCTAGGAAGGGTACATGGGGGACCGTGAGCATAAACATTATGTTAGCGCCTACGCTCATGGCCCATGCTAAGATTTCGAGGACACAACGGGCGGGACTACTTGACCAGTCGTCTTTGATCCACGTTATTGTGTCATCGATTAGTTTCATTACTTCTTGGTGCCTGCGTTGACGAAGCCGTACATCTTCTCAGCAGTTTCAAGAATCTTATCCATGCCTGGGAATTCAGGCATTGCTACTGTACTGATTAGTTGACCGTCAACTTTTTTGGCTGACATTTCCCAACCAGCGAACTTGACTTGATACTCTTGCATAACAACGTCTTTAGCCATAGCTAGAACGTCGGCACGAATTTCATAGCCGTTCTTGTTGAATTTAACTTCTGGTAGTTTTGGTGTTTCGAATTTTGACATTTTAATCTCCTTATGTGTGTATGTCTGTGTATTCATTGTATAATGAATGTTACTGTTTGTCAACAGGTTTTGGATGCTTAGGGAAGTTTAATTGTTCCCATTCTTCGTCGGTTACTGGCCACCACTGGTTCATGGCTTGTACCCCTTGATGTAACGCTGAGCCTGATAACGCTTAGCTTCTTGAATGCCTTCTAGTAAGGCTAGTAGAAAGTTTTTTATTGTTTTCATACTTTGCCCTGTTTAGCTTTCATGTTGTACTCGACAGTTAGACGCTCTACGTCACCGCCGTTTTGTGGGTTGCGCTCACTGATATACTGCTCAAGACTTGAGCCGTATGTCTTTTCTTCACGAGCGAACTTGATACCTAGCACTAAGAGTGCTACCATAATGATAAAGACCACCATGATTACTTGGCCTTCTTGTTTGTAGTAGCGCAGAATGGTGCTAGGAATTCACTGACTTTCTTTGTTGCTTCAACATAAGGTGTACGGTCAGTAAAGACTTCAGTAACTTTAGTAGCGGCAACACTACCAGCAGTGATAGCATCTTTTGTGTATTCAGCTTGAGCGTCGATGAAACCGATTAGGGCTGATTTGATTTGTTCGTGTTGTACGAATGTATTGACGAATTGCTTTTTAGCAGATTGAATGGCGTCTACGCCTTGAAATGCGAAAGTGTTAAACATATTTTTCTCCTGTGTATGTGTATGTTTGAGAGTGTTTAGACAGAACTCTCAACTGTATTTATGCTAGTTGATCATGAGTCTCACGATATTTCTCTAGAGCCTTGGCTCTAATATCGGCAAGTTTTGCCATGATTTCATCTGATAGGTCATCAGTGTCATCATCGCGGATGTCAACTCTGACTAGTCTGAATCTACCTGATACCGGTGTTGCGATATCGTCGTCATCTGGTAAGTCAACGGGGTCAGCGCCCTGGACAATCAGGGATTTCCTGTAAGGATTACTTCTTAGTATCTTTATTCTTGGAATTGCTTTTGGGATCTGCCTTGGCTGGTTTAGCCGCGGCAGATTTATCCTTCTTCTTTTTTGCTAGTTTCATTGGCTTTTCAGTTGCGGCAGCTGGCGCTGGATCAGCCGCTAGTGCTGACAAGCTAAATGCTACCATGATGATTGCTAATAGATGTTTCATTTTGTTTCCTTTAATTTTGAATTAGAACTAACTTGTAACAGTTACAGTCAGCAAAGAACATATATTCTTGGCGATAACCGTATGGTATTACTTGTGGCTGTTGAACTACAACTGGTGGTTGCTGAACAACTACAGGCTGCGGTCTTGTTAGAGCATATGTTACTATGCCACCAATGATTAGTGGTGCCATCCAATCGCCACCATGATGCCCGTGTCTGTGTCCATGACCGTGATGACCATGATGTTGAGCTTGTGCTACCGTAGCAACACAAAGCGTTAATAGTATAAACAGCTTTTTCATTTTTGTTCCCTCTATAATATAACGCCTCAACCTCTTGTTTCGTTGACTTGCTTACAGAGTATTTATGAATTGTTCTACCGTTTCAGTGAGGTGAATCATTGTAGAGATACTGCTATCGTATACTACCACGTATAGTCGAGTCTTTTGATACATTAGCATATACGGACAAGGCATCTTGCGATCCAGTTTCAACACATCCTGTGTCCAACTGGTAATGCTTACTTCGCCCTGAAATGGATGAGCAAATGATTCTATGTCGGCTAAGTCAAATTGTTCAGCACCATAGATAGTCAAGCCAAGACCGCCGTTTGGCCTGATGTTCTTCCACCATGTTTTCATGGCTGTGTCAAAGTCAGCATCGGTATACTGGGGGTTAAGAATACCTAGAACCGCCTTTGTGATCTTTGCTTTGTCTTTGACGAATGGCATCAGTCTGGATAAACTTTAGTACCAGTTGTTAGAAACACAACTGAAAACTTATCCGTATTGAACTGCTTGTTTAATTTACGGCACAAGTTTCTGGCATGGCCTGGATTTGAGAACGAAGTCTTTTTGTATTTTGGCACAACTGAACTGTCCAAGTAGTGTTGGTTCTTTAAGTTGATAGGTTGATTATCGTAGTAGACCGCCCAGATGCCGCTTGCTTCGACAATCTGATCGACCTTGTACGTTTTCTTATCAACTAATTCAAGCAACACTTTGCTTGGTGTTCTGCTCATTTACTCGCTTCTTTCATTACTGTATTTAGTGCCTGTTTGCACTCGGCTGTCGTATTATACGGGCCTTGATATTCGTAGCGTTGTACAAAGATGTACTTAGGGCAGAACTGGTGTTCCCACTCGCCATTCATCTTGATGTTGAAGTGACCTGCTACATAATAACACTTGCTGTCGGCTGTCTTTGTGTACACGTGTAGCTTACGTTGTACATCATAGAAGTTGTTGTGGGTCTTACCGTCAGTTGGCCAATGAGCATAGGTTAGCTCAGTTGACTTCTTTGTTTTTTGTGGCTTCTCAAATACCAAGTGAATGTTCTTTTCGATACTCTTGGTAGTCGAGAATGTGTGAGTAGTACCACCAATCTTTACGCTATAGCCCTGCGTGTTGGCTTCAATGTTACCAACTTTTGTAGTACCATCTGTGATAACCCACAATTGGTTCTTTACGATAGGTTTAGCGATTAAGTTTGTCATTGGTGTTCTTCTTTCCATTTTTGAGCACGAGCTTTCATACCTTCAGGATCACGCTTGTGTTCTTCGATGGCCTCACGTAGTGCCTCTTCGACAAGCTGATTGAATGTCATGTCACGCTCGTGAGCAATCTTCATGTATTTTAACAGTTCTTCATCTGTAAAGTCAACAGGAATGGATACACGAGTATCGTAGTCACGACCATCACGAATAGCGGTTGCTTTTTCGATCCAGTCTTCCTCGGTTTCTAAGTCAACATAGTTAACATCGTCCCATGCTTCGTTTACGGAACAGCCACGTTCCTCTGATTCTACTTGATAGTCAACAAGATAGTCAGGGTTAATCATACGATATGCGCGGTCGTTTGCGTAGTCGTGTGCTTGAGCTTCATACACTACTTGAGTCTTGGTATCAAAGATAATAGTGAATGAATGACCATCGTTATCGCCACTCCAACTGTCAAGTGTATGAGCATGTGGGCCGTAGCAAGACCAAGTGAAATTGCTACCCTCAGTGATCTTGTATTCAACTGTTTCTAACCATTCTTTAAGCGTAATCATCATTTGCCTCCTCTTTGTAAAATGTAAAGTAAGCCTAAGTTTTCATCTACCTTAACGCAATCTTGTGGATATTTGTTTCGGCGCCATTTTGAGTTAACTCGTTTTAGACCAATCATCTTTGGGTTTAGTTTGTCAACAATACCCATAGCAAGTGAGTTGTGGTCAGCATAAGCAATGATATCGCCAACGGCAAGTACATTACCTAATACATCTTTGTGTTCGATATCACTCATGTAATTCTTTCTTCATTCTTTCTCGCCATTGAATGGCATCTTCCTCGTAATCAAAGTGTGGCGATAATTCAATGTTTTCATCGTGGTCATCAACCCATACATAAATTTGATCTAAGTCATCACATAGTAGTTTCATAGCCAACTCCACTTATTGCGTCTTGTTAAGTATCGATACGAAGCATTTTTTGGCACATACTTGTCCAGAAACTGCCGCTCTACTTTATGCCATTTTGCTCTGATCGGCGCTGGGGCATGACTACCTAGATAATGTAGTTGGTCGAACATTCTAATCAGGTGCTTGTGATTTCTGTCACAGTCACGATAGTATCGGGTGCGACTTTGCCAGTTGTATTCACCCATAGTATGACCAGTTTGACGAAAGTGCTTGATGGCCCAACGCTTGTTGTAATCTTGCGGTCTAAACTTGTTCATTCTTCAACTCCGAAATGTTCTAAAATATTCAATGCTTCATTACAAGTAACTTTACTGGCACATTTTCGAACAATCATCTCGGCGAACTTTTCCCACATATCTGGATGGACACTACTGAGATATGAAATGCCAGCCTGTTCAGCAAGTTCTTTAATTCGTTCGTTCATTACCAGTTCTCCACGCCAGTGACGGGGATACGAATAGTTGCCTGGCGACCGTTTACCTCGGTATCAAACTCTACATCAAGTGTACTACCGATACCACTACCATCATTGTAGATTAGTTTTACAGCATACTTGATATCATTCTCTTCCATGATTCTTTGAATGATGGCCAGTTCTTCTGGGTTTAGATAAATCTCTTTTGTCATTTTAATGCTCCTTTGTATGCTTCGTTCAACCACTTAGCATAGAATTGTGCTTGTTCGCTAACTTTATTCAAGTCGTACTTGGAACAGAACTTCATGAAATGAAATCCCACGTTGCTAATGTGTTCTGTGCGCAAGCCTTCACGAATACACTCGTCAACTGCTTGCTTGACTTCATCAGGCTGTGCGGTCAAATCGACCAGTGTCACGTTGCGATTGTAGTCGTCAAGAACACGATGCTCCACACCATCTGGGTCTGTCCAGCGATGCAACATCATATTGTTCCAGTTGAAGCCACGCTTCTCGCGGTCAGCATACGCTTCGATGAGGCCAACAGACTTCTTAGTTGACTTGGTACGAACGCCAGGATATGCCGAGAACACGTTGTCGGATGTGTCGCCGCGCATACACTTCTCGAAAAGTACAAACTTAGGGTCACCAAGTGTTTTGTGCTCACCGGTCTTTTTATCTACAATGGGCTTATCACGACCATCAAAGTAGCCTTCGACTGTGATGAACTGATCGTTGATGCCGTTGAACTGCTTGACGTTTGGTGCGATCAACTGGGCAAAGTCTGTGTCCGAACTGATAATGTAGTGTTCGTCTTCGGGATGTAGATGAATGAAACGTGCGATAATGTCATCCGCTTCTGCTGTAGGGCAATGTAGGACACTAACGTTAGTCTTGGTCTTGAGGTACTCGACCAGAGCCTCATATGTCTCCCAGTACATCTTGTCGAGTGCTAGTTCTTCATCAGTCAAACCTTGACGCTTGACAGCACGATTAGCTTTGTAGGGTTTGTAGAAGTCTTTGCGCCATGAGCGGCCCTCAGTACAGAACACAACGTGGCAACCTTCACCACCAAAGCGACGAACAACGCTTTGTACAGATGTGAACGTAAGGTGTAGACTCATGCCTACTTTTTCTTCGTCAGTACTCATACGACCCGCAACATAGCGAGACTTGAAGAACATATTGGCAGAGTCGATCAAAATATAACGCATTTAGAATTTGTCCTTTAATATGCTGATATTTTAATCTATTTCTGCCAGAATGTCAAGTGTTTTTATTTGAATTTCTTTCTATTTTTATCCATAATCTTAGTCATTTCATCGTAAGATTTGACTCTTCCGTAGAATCTAGTCTTATAATTATGACAATTATGGCATAGGGTATGAAGATTTTTGTCTTCATTGTTATAGTGATCTTCGTCGATATGATCTACTGTCAGCATACTATCGTCGTGAATTTCCGCAGAACATTCAAAGCCTAGCCTACCGTCCATGTTTTCGCAATAGCTTTTCTTCTTTGCTTTGTAACCGCCCTTGATTGCGTTTGCTCCCTTTTCCCCCTTGTAATGTGCCTTACATACGAGAAGATATCCGCCATGATTCTTGCCTTTATTATGGGCAGAATTATAACAATCTTCTATTACACAAATTGGGTTACCATTCTTATTGTATTCAATATGCTGAATAAAAGAAGACCCATCTTCATTTTCAAATAAGTGACTAAACATTAACTAATCTCCGTTCTTCCGTTTCCTAAATCTTTTCTCGTAGATGGTGGTTTAACATCATCATATGCTCTGGCAGTAAGGTCAGCATTTTGTTGTTCGTAGACCTCAAGTGCGATGTTGCGACAAACAGTTTGGAACCATCTGTCCACGATAGTGCTATCCTCTTCGTCAGGCTTGATTTGATATCCTGCTCGGACTAGGTTTGCCACGAACTTGTCATTCCAATCCAATTCAAATGAGCCACTGTTGATATTGTTTGGATCAACATCTACCTTTAGAATCGAGATATACGGCTCACCTGCGGCAGTTGCTTTTTCTTTCTCAGTTGGCTCAACTTTTTTCTCACGCTTCTTAGGCGCTTCTTGCTTTGGTTGTTCTTTTTTCTTGAACAAGTTTTTTAGTTTATCAAACATCTTTAACCTCTATCCATGTGTAATCACCAAGCCATTGAACTTGTGTGATGTATTCGTAACTGTCTGGCTTGCCTGTAAACCAATCATTAGGTCCATGTATTGCCAGTCTTGTGCCGTTAATCTTAGTATCGTATAAGAGCCAGTATTTATTGCCAGGATACAACTTGAAATCATATTTTGCCGCGTGTACTTGGTCAGTGATATCAAGACGATGTTTGATCTCTTGTGCTTGCTTTTGTAGCACCGCCACTAAGTCCATGATTCTGTTGTACTCTTGCTGGGCGTGTAGACGAGCGGCGTTAATCATCAAGTCTTTTTGCTGGGTAACAGGCACTAAGTCAAATTTAACGCCCTGCTCAGTAGGATACTCACTGACGTTTCTGTTAAAGAAGTGAATCAGTGAGCCTGTTGATGTGCTGTCGTAACTGTTTACGCCGTTTGCTGAGTTAGTAGACATTTTTGCTCTTTAGTGATTTGCGAACCTTGCTAGTTCTGCGTCTTGATTCTGTTACTAGATAGTTAGTCAGTTTCTCTGGCCATCTAGCAAATAAGAAGGGCAAGATAGCATGAATTGTACCCATGACTGCTAGTAAGAATTGTATGCCGGCAACCCATAGCCCGAACCGTAAATGTTCGATGTAGCCTTCGCCTACTTCTTGTAAGTGTTTAAAATTTAGTATGTTCATAAGTTATTAGCCATAGTAAGTGATATCTGGGGTGATGATACTTATGCTCGACGACAGGATCACCAGGACCTGTCCATATTGAAGTGCCACGCTCCGCCCATTGTAACCATAGCCACTTGCCAGTTAGATTACATCGCTTGGGTAGTATGACGAATACTGTTTCCCAATGCGCTCTACCGTAAAAACTAGAGAAGTGAATTATGTCACCACTAGCCTTGTATTGTTCATACCAATATGTCATGCCCACCTTAATGCGAATAGTGTTGCTTCAAACTCATGCTTGAACACATATCTATCGCCTATTATAACATAGTCCTTCTCGCTTTGGCAATTTTCTTTTAACCATTTTCTGCGGGCTTTGAATGTTTCCATCTCGTTGGCCTTGTCTAGTTTAGGCAACTCGATTTCATATGGCCAATACTTTTTGTTTAGTATTCTAGGCATTATGACCACCGTAAAACAAATAACGTAGCGTCTGCGTCATGTTCAAACCACCAACTATTAGAGCCATAGTAGAAGTAGAATCTACCAGTACTTGATTGTAATTGACACCAACGCTTTATTTCTTGATTGCCAGCAATACCTGGCTTTCTGGTAACCTTCGTCCAATGCCTCTGACGAACGTGTTTATCTTTGTTCCAGTACTTCATGACCACCTCAATACTAACAATGTGTACAGTTCTTCGCTCATATCGAATACATTAAAGTTGACCATCCAGTTTTGATCGATGTTTTGATGCCAGTCGATATCTTCTAGCTCGGCGAATTGCTGTCTGAACCAGATACTAGCTTGCCGAGTACAACTGACTGTGTGCCATTTTGTGCCATCTACCATGGCACTTTCTAATATCATTACGTCCATCTCAGCACCAATAAAGTATAAAGTTCTTCCGATATTATATACCGAATATAGCTCACGTGGCAACCATCATCTTCTTCTGCGTACTTCCACATTGACACATCTTGTGCTTCTACCCACGGAGATACATCACGAATTCTAACATCAACAGCAATGTGATTGCCAGCATACAGCACACACTCGTTCTGATTATTAACTACTTTGTAGTTGAGCATTCCTAATTTTCTGCTACCTTCTATTTCTGTGAATGTGAAATAACTATCAGACTCACCTGGCAGAGGCACACGTTCGATCTCTATTTTGCCCTTGTATTTTGTTTTTATCCAATCAAATATCGATTTCATTCCTGCGTCTTTCGCTCATCGTATATATTACAAGCATCACAGTAACGAGATTGACGAATATAAATGCTTGATGGTGACCGGCGCGGTTCATTCCATCGTTGCCACTTGTGAAACCCAATGCTACACCAGAAAGGGCGCTCTGATAATAAAGGCTGTTCTTTTAACATTCTAACTAAGTTCTCTTGCTCTTCTTTACTGCTCATGCCCACCTCAATATGAATAAGGTTCTGTGTGCTTCATCTTTTACTCGCCATAAGTTGACATTGAATAGTCGTTGTGCCATAGCATCACTAGAGTCACGAGCATATACTTCTACTACTATGCCGTTCTCTGCGCACCAGCGTAGCACTTCACTCTGATACTTGTTAGGTACCATGATATCACGAGCATCGCCGACTAGTTTCAAGCCATGTCGCTCAGCAAAAACTTTTGTGCCTGGCAGCGGTGTCAACGGCGGCCCCACATACCTACACGTGAGTAACCTAACTCACGCTTGATTTCTTTTCTGTCATCGCCATCGAACTCAGCAAGATCAGGATAAGGTCGACTGCGCTCACGCTTGTAGCGTTTTGCTTCACGCTCTAGGCGTTCCATGTCTTCTGGTGTTGCTCTTGGAATTTTATGCTTTTTCATGCCCACCTCAAATAATAAATCGTTGCGTCACATTCACGGACGTTGTATATTATATCATCTTGACCTAGTTGCCACAAGTCCCAATTCGTCCAATCTTGAGCATCAGGACAGTTTGCTTTGATCCATTCACAGCGTTCCCACCATGTGATGCGGTCAGTGATAACAAGTGTTTCTCTCACTGCTATCTCAACGTCTTTGATTGATACACTAACAAGTCAAAAGCAGTAGCATACTGTACATGTGGCTCCATGTGAAAGCCTGTGCCCCACATGATCCACACTCTACGCTTATATGCTTTTACCCAGAACAATGGCGTACCCATGACCGACTTTGTTGGCCACCATATGAACGTTTCAGTCCATGGGTAACAGTCGGCGCCGTCTTCGATGATTGTGTATTCCACGTTGTCTTTCAACTTTCTGTACCTCTTGTTGTCACCAATGCTTCTGTTCCAAAGTATCTTCATGACCACTTGAGTAAGAAGATGGTATATAAGTTATCATCAATGATTTCGTATCGTTCAATCTGGCCGTAATCGTGACTCAAGTGTACACGCAAGCCGTAATTGGTTTCTAGGTAATGTAAGTGTGAGTCGATTTTTGGATTGCCAGAAACATAACGCTCAGTACCCGTTAAGAACCCCGTATCAGGGCCCTCATGGCGATACTGTTTCTGTACCATTTTTATTACTGCTTGTAAGTTCATGCCCACCTCAATGCGAATAATACAGCGACCGTTTCATCTCTAAAGAAGTAGATGCTTCTATGATTAGCGTCCATCAACGAATCACCAGCATACACATAAGCATCATAATCATCATCAGCACCAGGGCAATGCTCGGACAACCAAGACGGCAAATAAATAATCTTATCATAGAAATCTTTAGGAGACTGGATAACAACCGCATGCCAATCTTCAACAGTCTCGTATAGATGACCTTTGTATCGCTTCATGCCCACCTCAATAAAAATAAATTCAAGTCGCTGTCGTTTCTGAACCAGAACTTAGCATTGTTTACATACCATCGCATATTGGGTGTCCATACACCATCAGGTGCGGTAGCGCCAAATGTTTCTACACACCAACCAATCATCTTGTCCCACTCTTGATTATGACCAAAGTAATGAATAGAGGGGTCGAATACAGGCTTGGCACAATAGTACCTACTGCCGTATACTCTGCCCTCATCAATATCTACAGTCATTCAACCATCAAGATAAGAAACGACAAAAACAATGCCCAGCCAAGGTGACCCAGAAATAACAATAGTATCACGCCAATCCATGCCATCATTTTACTCCTAAACTTTCATACAATGCTTGTGAGGCAAGGTTCTTGCCTTTTGATTCGCACATGATATCGCTATGTTCTAAGAATGATAGAGCATAGTCGTTGGCTGCCTTGTTAGGGTAGAAGTCAGAGTGAGCACGTAGCTTCTGCTTCTTGTGACCACTTTCAAGAAGAATCTTCATATCAGGTAGAGCATCATGCTTGAAGTCAACAGGCAGATGTTCATCACGACTGTATGAGTAGTGTAGCACAGGACGAACGCCGCGCCATGAATCAATCACACGCTTATATCTATCGTCGGTGGGCTGAATGTATGTACCTTCACGGCACCAGTGATGGTGTATGTCGAGTACAAGGGCACAATGGTCTGCGAGTTCGATTGCTGAGTCAATGCCCCAGGCGTTTTCTTCGTTCTCGATTGTGATTGTGTTTCGTGCTTCTGGTGACATGCGAGATAAAGCTCGGATAACACCTTGCGGACCTTGTTTACCTGAGATATGAACATTGATTTTGAAATCCTGAAATGTTTTGCCATAGCCCATCATACGAGCCATGTCTACGTGATACTCAAACTCTTCTATAGAATTAGCAACGATACCAGGATTATCGCTAGCCAACACACAAAACTGCCCAGGGTGAAAAGACAGGCGTACTTGCTTGTTGCGTCCAATATCACCCACTCTCGCAAAGTTAGCTCCGAGGAAAGCTCGAACGTCAGAACGCTGATAAAAATAACTCCAGTCCCGATGAGTGTACACAGGAAGAATATCACTGCTAAGTCTAAGCATACGTTGAGCAAGGGGGAGGTCTCCTACACGATCTACCAGCATACGCACCGCTTCTAAGTTGGCCTTCATAATTGACCATAGCTTTTCTTCAGCAACGTCTTTGCTTTGTCTATTTAGCCAGGCAACTGTAGTAGTGCCCGTGTTGTATTTTTTAGCATCGTCTTTAGCACCGACGCCATTCACCTGATGGGGATGGTCGATCCATTTACAAGCGAAACCAATTTTGGGTGTAGTATGGGCAGTCATGTGTTCTATTATACCACAAAGTTCTTAGATGTCAATAGTTATTGGAGAGTTGAAAATGATAAATAGTTTATACAAGAGAGGATTATCCATGGGTAACATTTTTAGAAAATATCTTGATATTATTCAAGATTTATCAGAATCAGTAAGTATATTCGAAGGCAGAGAAGAAGACGAAATTGCTAAAATTCAGGCTGGCAGATATGGCACAAAGGAATTATTACAGTTCAAAGCAAACATAGAATCTCGTCCTGGTCTAGAAAATTTAAAAAGAGCTATTGAATTGAGATTAAGAACCTCAGATCCTAGAGCATCCAATCGAGCATATGGCAATGAGCGAGAGAAGGCTGCCAGTGAGATGGAAGACCTCAATAAAAAGTTAGGTGACATTATCCCCCAGGGCACCAATGTAATTGGATCTGGTGTTAAAACTGGAGGAGATGAGATTCGAGGCGAACGATACATTCACAAGTACCTCAGTTATAAAAATCGTGATAACTTAAAAGCACAACTTTCTGTGATTCAAGATACCGTGGAATCAGAAATGTTTTGGAGAACGGAACTAATGATCCTGGATTCCAGTGATAGAAACCGAATCAATCACGTTGATGTTAAAACTTTTGCCTACAGTGAAAAGGCTCAAGCATTTAATTCATATGTAAGTAATCTAAAAGAAGTTATAGGAAAAAGATAATCTACAAGGCCTAAGCCTTGTAGATTTAGATTTTTTGCCAAGTAATACTAGCCGCAGTCAATCTAGCGTAGATATCATCACCCCAGGTCCAATTCTCAGGCATACTATCACGGAGACTGAGGGTATTGTCAACATGAATACGTTGACGGTCGGATATCATAACAATAACCAAATGCTTTTCGATAAACTCAGCGACTTCTTCAATAGTTGAACCGGACTGGAACATTTCAATCACACGATTATGAATACGAACACATGGCACTACGTGTTCACGGCGTGATTTTTCTTGCTTCTCGTCATCGTGACAGAGCGTTTTGTATTCGTCAGACCAACCTTTAGTAATCATATGATCGATGCTGTCAGCGCCGAGCAGTGTCCGGAAGTTATTCAAGAGTCGTTGATTCTTTGTTTCAATCGCAACCTTATATGTTGCGGCTGTAGACAAGAAATGATTTTCATCAGCTTCCGAAAGTTCACACAGTTGCGTGGCAATGCGAACTCCACCGCCAGAACTTTTTGCTACCAACTCGTCAATGTTAGCAACAGCATCAACAATTTCGAAGAATTGATCCAGGTCTTTACACTTAATACGACACTTACCCTTGTCACTACCCTTACCTTTAGTTTCGCCAGTATGTTCATATGAGAAATTTTTGGCTGACATTTCCTCGAGTAGAGCATTTTGGCGCTCAGTACTCAGTGAATAGATATTGATATCTGCTCGTAATTGTTTGTCTTTAGCCGTGAGTTCCACTGGAGAAATAATTTTTTTCCCACGAACACTATAATTGTTTATAGAACTAACGCCCTTGGTATTTTCTTTGTTTAAATAAAAATCAGGAGAGTAACCATTGGCAACGCATTTATCATTAAACAAGTGAATAGAAATTCCAGCTTCTGAATTCCTATTCTCTGGTCTGACTTTTCCCTGATTTACCAGTTCAACAATATCACTGTAGTTTTTGGTACGCTTGCTCATTTACTTCTCCAATTTCATTCTCAATACAAGTATTGTATCATAAATGGAATTTATTGTCAATAGCACTAAAGTATTACTTTTTTACCCAGTAGGCAGGGCGATTATTCCACAATTTTGTCTTAACTTTGACGTATCCGTGATGCTTCATACGCTCATTGAACAATTTGCCAGTTGCTTTGGCTGTGGTCTTTTCATATCCGATGATATCGTTCACCTTCACATCATAGAAATCAAAATGACCAATTGCTTTTGGTCCGAATGCGTTGGCAATTAGCATAGCTTTTGGATTGATTGTCTGAACTACATAATCTAGATGGTCAATTGGTTTATCAAAATGCTCGAAGTATTCACTAGCAAATGCCAAGTCGACCTCTTCGCTCAACTCACCAGGATCGCCTCTCATAGTAAACCCATAATCTATAGCCATTTGCTTAGCTACATCCATCTGTAGAGTACCGTCTAAGTTAGTACCGTATACTTTAGCTTCTGGGAAAATCTGAGTAATCGCGGCAGTAGTATAAGCAAAGCCACAACCTAAGTCTACCATAACTTTGTCATTCATATGAGAACTAACAATACTATGTGTCACCAGTGAGTTTGGCTTTTGAATATTTCGCAGATGTTGCTTACTGTATACTTTCCAGCAAGCCCATAGTTCAGCGATATAGTCGTCATGACCGTACACAGAATAATCCGGTGTGCCAGTTGGTAACGAAGCGTACCATTGGTCGAATAGAGCCTGTAAAGCCGCTGGCATAGGAATATTTTTAGGATCGTTCGTTGCTTTACAGTGGTCATTTGCCAGAGTGGCAATCCGTTGAACGTTAATTTGCTTAATGCTGTTACAACGGGCAAGTAGATCAGCTTGTACTGATTTATTATCTGCTTCTAGAATATTATTAAAAATCATAATTACCTTTTTAAATGAAATGTGTTACATTCAGTATAGCATATTCTACATGGTCAGTCAAGTTAGAATAGATCCAAACGTTACCATGGCATACCTGGCTTACCGAAATAAATAGCTCATTTAGTCTTTTTAGTTTGTTCTGCTTCTGCCACACGTTTGCGTAGACTTGAAGAAGAGAATGAATGGTCACGACTGTTGAAGATACACTTGATATTACGGTCGGTACACTCTTTACGGCCTGAGAAATCTTGACTCTGATACTCTACGCCTAGGATGCGAACATCTAGCGGTAGAATAAGAATCAAGTCTCGTAGGTCTTGCTCAGTTTGATAAACGACGATTTCATCAACAAAGCGGCAAGCACTTAGTTGAATCTGGCGCTCTACTACCGACTGAATAGGTTTGTTCTTAGTATCAGGACGATCAATCGTTGGGTCTGTTTGTAAGCCAGCGATTAAGTAGTCACAATGATTCTTAGCTTCGCTCAACATAGCGATATGGCCAGCGTGTAGCATATCGAATGTAGAGAATGTAATGCCAATGGTCTTGCCTTGGTCTTTTAGTTCTTTAATTTTATTGAAAATCATACAGGGTATTCGATGTGAAAAATCTCTACTTTGTTACCTTTGAGTAACTGTACTGTTTGTTCTTCTTGTGCGTCATCTAGGGTAGAGTATACGCCCGTACCTAACAAAGTCCCGTTGATAGTCGCACCAGGACCAGCTAGAGAGAATAACCCTGTAGATGATTTCTGTACTACGAAATATAAGTCGTAGTATGTTGGACGATCAACGGGCTTAGTCATTAGATGTTACATCCTAGCTTACGAGCGTCATCAGCCCATTGATCCTTGAAGTTCTTGCCTGCGGAGTACTTCGAGAATTGTTGAAATGCGTAGTTGCGCATATCATAGAGTGATGATTCATCGAACTTGTAACCATAGTCGATACAGAATTCACGATAAAGTTCTAGGTCGTTTAGAATCTGACGGACTTTAGGGTTAGGAGCGAATGTAGGTTTTGCCATTTTGATTTCCTTTTAAACAGCGATTGTTAAGTTAGGTTTGTATAGATAGTAATTTTTCGTGAAGCTAATACCAGTGTCACGATTGTAAGCACTGATAGTAATATCACGCTCTGAGTGTACTCTGCCAATGACAAGATAAATGCCATCACAGAGTTCCTCAAAGGAGGGCGTAGTTTCTTTATCTAGTGAGTCTAGATAATTAACTACAGATTCGCGGACTGTTTGAAAGTCAATAGTGTCGCCTGTCTTGGCTGCTAAGTCAAACATAAATTCGATGCCTGAAAAGTCCATAGTGATACCATAGAACTTCTCGGCGGCAGTGATTACACGGGCTCGTTGCTCTGCTAGAGCCATCTCACGTTGTTCACTCATTGTTGTTCCTTTGTTTTGTGTGCTTTTGCTAGGGTGACTAATAGTTCAAACTCTTCAATCTTTTCAGCAAGACTCTTACTAGCATCCTCTAATTGAGGATACTGTTCAACAATCTTAGAACGTGCGTGTTCTTCGTCACGCTTTTGTCTTGCCCAGTTGAGTAAGGATTCTGCTTCGTATGATAGATTGATAGTAGCATGAGAACCATGTAAGACGATCCAGCTTTGACCATCATAGACTTTGATACATTGTGCTTCTAGGTCATACATCATAGAGCCTTGCATATGATTAGATGAACCGTAGTTTCTAGAGGGGCCGCCTGTTGCGCCGCCGCCCATAACTTCAATGTATCTGCCGTTACTGTTAATCGTCTTAATCATTGCTTAGCGTTGTTGTGCTGGTAGTAAGTATTCGTATTCAGCAATGCCGCTGTCAACTGTAATCTTCATAGCGCCTTGGTCACTGATGTAAATCTTCTTGTCGCCTTGTAGATCCATGATTGATAGGAACTGCTTAACTGGCCATGCCCAGCCTTTTGATAGGGTGCCTTGAACTGCGGGTTCGAAAATAAAGTTACCACTGTGTGATGAAACATCACCGAAGTAAACTTTTAGGTCGCCCTTCTCAGTCTTAGTAACGAATGTCATTTCATCGTTGTTAGCGGTAGCTTGACGTTTCATACGCTGAATGTTAGCAACTTGCGGTGCGAACTCTACGTTCCATGTAGCGCCTGCGAACTTTACTGCCTTGACTTTTTCTTCTACGATGCCTTGACTCATTAAGCGATAGTCGTTAACGAAGTCGCCCTTCTTAGTAGCAAAGTGAATGTAGCTAGGTACTTGCTCACCATCACGATCTTGTGTTTTCATTTCAACAACTGCGTCGGTTTCATAGTCTTCGAAACTTAGAATCGTGCGCAACTTGCTTAGATTAGGCAAGCCGTATGTGCCGATGAATGATGCGTGTGGTGTTTTGAACTTACCACTAACGATGACCGTACGGTCATCCGCAATAGCATTGATTTTAGTCTCGTTGCTGTTGCCTGTTACTTTGATAAGGTCAACGAAGCCCATTTGATTAGTATGGGCGATAAGGTCTTGTAAGTGATCTTTCATTTTAATTTCCTTTGATAGTGTTAATTATATATGAGTTGATAGTTTAGTCAACATTTTTTGGATGAATTACTCAAAACTGAATAAGTCTTGGAAGGTGCTACGAATGTTGGTAGTCTCTCGTAGATTCCAGTTGAGTACACCGATAATGTTCTCAATCTTTTCATCAACGAGTGCTTGTTCCATAGCGGCATCATCAAATGGTAGTTCTTTGAACCAATCTGGTAGGCGAATCTCGTCAACGGGATAAGCGATTGATGTGATACCAAGTGGATTGTCTTTGAGTTTACAAACCACAATCTTCATACCATCGACAATCTTCATCGAGTAGTTGTCACCATTCATTCTACGTAGATAGTTCCAGTTGATAGAGGCACGAGTGTGACCAGGCATGTTGATCTTCTCTGCTAGTTTGCCGAACTGAGAACTTGCCGACTTTGCCATCTTTTCCTCATACGAAGTCAGCTTCTTAATGCCCTTAGGTGAGCCCTTCTCCCAAGGTTGTAGAGTCTGTAAGTACTCTTTGAATTCACGAATAGCGGCCACAACTTCTTCACGCTCACGACCAGCAAGCACAAGAGTTAGAATCTTCATCAAGAATTCTTGAATGAACTTAGGCGTATCACTACGCTTGATATCAAGACCCGTAACTTTTACGTCACCCATCTTGCCTTCTTTGTCTTTACGCTTGCCTTCTTTGTCATACACGTTTACTGCGTACTTCTTCTTGGTCACAAAGATGCCACGATCTGCTACGATTTCTCGACCAGCTTTGATAATCTCACCGTTCTTACGTGGGCAATGGAAAGCACGTTCCATAAACTCAGGGAAAGAACTGTTGACTGATTCGCCTAGTTGATCGTAAATCTCAATAGCGGTATCTTTGTTCCAGTTCTTTGCCATCTCTTTGTCTTTGCGCAAGATAGGCCAAGCTGAGAAGTAGGCGGAGTCAGTATCGTTATAGATGATTGATTCGCCCGTGTGATCATACTCACCAGCAATCGCTTCATTTAGATACGCTGACATATGCTTAACAATCTGACGACCGGTTAGAGTTGTTGACTGACCGATGCGCTTATCATAGAAACGACAATGCTTGTTCAAGAGGGCGCCGTAGGCTGAGTTCAATAGAATCTTACGAACTAGCTGGCGCTTGTCATAGTATTCAAACTCTTCTTTGTCTGTAGCGTTCTTGGCTTTCTTCTGTAGCTCTTTACGCTCACTGTACCACTTTGTTAGTAGACCAGGGATAACACCCTCGGTCTTGTAACTAAAGATAGTACCGTTAGCACTTAGCATCCATGGTTGATTGCTGTTAAAGATTAGTTGCCACGCTTCTGCGGCTGATAGTTCATCACTACCGCCGGCTTCCCAATCAATAGTTAAGATAGTACCACGCTCTTGATTCATTACTGCTGTGTATTCTAGGGCGCCGAACACGCCTTCCCACGCAGCCGCAAATGAAACTTTCGGGTTCTTCATCTTTTCGGCAATATACCTGTCAGTAAGTACGGGACGGATCTGCCCGACAATGGTTTCTGGTGCCATGTTGAGGGCACGGATTGTTGAAGGGTAGAGTGAGTTAAGGTCGACTGCGGCGATCCACTCGTGCATTCCCTTTTTGGGATAAGCAACATAGGCACCGACCGCCCCGTCATCGTTCTGTTCTTCGTCATCGCTGTCGAAATCATTTGTATCTCTCTGTTTGTTAGGAACCATTAATCCACGTTCGTGGGCCTCGTTAATTACTGCCTGCTCGATTAGAGCTACAGAACCCATTGCTGTTTGTAGCAACACTGTGTTCTGATGGGCAATACTACATGCCAAGTCTAAGAACTTTAGCTTGTCATGAATCTTGAATAACAACATAGTATCTTGTCTGTTGTATTCTAAGAATGTCTTCCAGTCTTTGTTGTAAAGCTGGTCTAGGGTACCTTCGTACTGAGTCTTAGTCTCGCCAATTTCCATCTCACCAATGAAGTCGAGTTTGTATGAGTGGCGAGATTCATAGTTGTACTTCTTGTAGAGTTCAAGATAGTCCATGTGAACACGGCCGATCAAGTCGTATGTTTCTTCTTCTTGGTCGAACTTCATGTACTTGCGTTTCTTAGGAAGTTGTTTCCATAAGCAGAAGCGACGAGTATCGTCTTTACTCATAACACGAGTAACACGATTGACCATGTAGGGAATATCGAAACCGCTTGAGTTCCAGCCAGTAAGTACATCAGCATCTTCAATAATGTCAAAGAACATATTGAACATTTCTGTTTCGTTAGCGACTAGATAGGTGTTTTCGAATTGCGCTACAATGCCCTCAGCAGACTCAGGACTCATATGCTTAGGCGGAATACAGAGGGTGATCAGTGTTTCTGCCCAGTCTAAGTACATAGTGATAGCAGTGATTTGGTTGAACGGATCATCTGGCGGTGCGAAGCCACGCTCAGGGTCAAAGTCAACCTCAATGTCAAAGAAACAAGTGTGTAGTTTAGGTACATCTGAGTTGAGATAGTTATCTTCTAAACAACGAAATACAGGACTGATGTCAGACTCATACAACTTCTTACGGCTGTTGAGTCTGACTTCTTTCTGAAACTCGTCACGCTTGTTGGTCGATACTTTGGTTAGCGACTGACCATCCACACCACGAAACTTGCCGCGAGGATCGGCATAGTAAAAGGTATAGTTAGGAGCGAATTGTTGAAAGATTCTGCGACCATTTTTATCACGTTCTACAACGTGAATGATATCTTTACTTCGCTCGTGAAATGCGTCCACGTATGACATTAGAGAGTCTTACCTGTTGCTTCTAGAATGGTTTCGAGTACTGAGTGGTCACGTTGGGTTTGACCGAATTCTGCTTTGTGGGCAATTTTGATAGCTTTCTTGAGGATAGCTGGTTTGATGTTTAGCTCTTCGGCGACTGCTTTGATAGTGTCGTTCAAGCCTTCTGTTAGTGTATCAACTTCATGAAGAATCTGCATACCTTCTTTCATGACTTGATTGAGTTTGATTTTTTGGTCACCAGAGAAAGTTACGTTTTCTTCTTGGTAGTTACCGCTTACGTCCATTGCGTCATTTGACATTGTTACTCCTTAGTGTTAGACAATGATTTAGTATAACACAGGATGTCAAAGAGTCAATAGACTTTACGCGGTTTGTTGTCCAATTAGAAGTTTTTTGTAACCACTTTTAGTCGTTGTGGGTCTATACAAGTCATGTCCCATCTTTTTGCCGATAGCACGTTCGTTGAGAGTTTTAGATAGATACTCTTTACGCTTGACTAGATATGCCTGAATTTCACTGTATACCATTTTTATATAGCGTTTGAACACCTCGTATTCTTTTCTATTTTCAGGATTACGATAATATCTACCTACTTCAGTAGTGACGTAATCGATAATACTTTCCGCACTGATAGCAGATGCCATATACTTCAGGTCTTCTGGATCAGTAGCATCAGTAACGTTGAAATCTTTAACCATCTTTAATGCGATTTGGTGGGAGAAGGCGGCAATTTCTTGAGGACTTGCTCTATACAACTTATTGTATCTTTCGTCCTCCTCATCACTATACAACTTATCGTATCCTTCGTTCTCCTCATCACTAGAAGATGTCTCACTATCATGGCTATCATCTTTCGGATAGCTATTTAATAGAATTTTTTTCAACTCTTCAATGGTAGAATTATAATTTTTATAATGGATTCCTATACCACCAGATTTAATCCATGGTTTCAAGAAAGTATCCCTATCATCAATTAATATATTATCACTGCCGGCATATTCACTTTTGTTTGATGTAAACGAAACTTTGTCTTCGTATCCAGGAACGTAATGTTTTATCCATTCAACTTTTGCTAGTTTACTTGCTTCTGAACCACGGTCATCGTTTTTGGTATTTTTTCGCAGGGGGGCACTCAAGAATTCAAAATCTAAATTATTATATTGTAGATACTTTACTAGCTTCATGCCATCCGTCAATGGTTTAAGATTCCTATAGAATTCGTAAATAGTTTCGGGGTCACTAGCAGCCAATTTTTTTATATCATTGCCGAACTTTTCAAAATCCGAATTAAAATCAGCAATGACACCGTCCATATCAACATAAATCTTCCGTTGTTGGACGGCCGCTCGCTTTTTATGAATATTGACAAATTCACCTTTCTTCTTGTCTAAGTAACTACGATACTCGTGCTCTTTCTCGTATCTACCAATTTCGTTTTGTCTATTATGTTGAGTTACGTGTACTAACTCGTGTATCGTAGTAGTTACTATTTGGTCGATAGTTTTCTCAGTGTACTTGTCATTGTACAAACTGTACATATACTCTCTGTCTTTAGCGCCGATAGAGCGTATAACAAACCACAGGCCGTCGATTAGCTCATACTCACCATAGTTGTCTAATATGATGGTCTGAAGAATGTCTAAGATGCGTTTAGTTAATCTTGGTACAAACTTATCGCTGATTTCAATAAAGATATCTTGCGCGGTGCCTCCGGCATCTTTAGTATCGGCAAACTTATAAGCTACTCTGGTTTCTTTGTTGAGTACTTCTACAACTTCTTTTGAAATCGACCAACCCATGCCTTCCATATTGTTAGGCTCAAGTAATACCTTCTTAAACTCTTTGAATAAGCCATTAGTGAAGCCTTCGTCAAATTCAGCTTCTTCAGTCTCATGTTTACCCTTCACGCTATACAAATTTCCAATAGCACGAGCGATACCAGACTTGATTGCCATTTCAATAGGCTTTTCCAAGTGTATTGTGTTGATTGCTTCGTTGACGAATTCGTTATAGCGCATATTATATTTAGTCCTCACTTCTGAGTGTTGGGGCACGACTCCCACGTTCTCAACCCAGCAGGCGGGTCACCCGGAGTACCGTTAAGGTCCTAAGGTAGGGTGTTCTTTATTTGCCTTCTCCGCAGGCTCTACAGCCTTCCCAAAATGAATTACTGTTTCCTAATTTACATTGATTCGTTGCTGTTACGCCTTTTTGTTTTGCCCAGTTGTAACCAGCTTTGTGACCACTACAGTCTTTAGTACAGCGATAGCCTTTGAACCACAAACCAGTACGTTGAGCGTTAGCATATCGTTGCTGACGCTGTTGTAATCTACGGCGTTGCATCATGCCAACGCTGGCTTCGTTGATGAATTCGTTAGCTCTCATTTTAGTGTCGTAGTAATAGTGTGCTAATAACATTAGGATCATTTGCGCTAATGTCACCTTCACCAGGAGCAACAATCACATTATATTTCATGCCAGAAATTTTAGGTTTGCTTGTATATTCGTCATAAGAAAGAATACTACTTGGACTCAACTTATACTTCTGTGCTAGGCGTTGTTTTAGTTGTGATAGTTTATCTGGCTGAACTTGCCATTGTCCATTTGGTCCTTTTACTAAGTTGCCTTTTTGATCTTTGATTAGCAAATCTTGGAAAATTTCATCTGGAACAATGCGGGAATTCTTAGTTGTGTCTAATTCAGGATCGGCTGCTTTAACTTGTTTCTCTTGTGATGTGTGTGCGCCCTCACTCCAGTTAATAATAAAGTTACCTGGCTTCTTAGCTAAGGCAGCATTAGCCATCTTAGTGTAGGCATAGAACTTAACACCTGGATGCTTTGCGGCCATCTTCATAGCCATATCTAAGTATTCTGGACTAAAGAAGTCACCGGCATCGTGCCAACGAATAGTTACTTCATAACCACCTTTATCGCCCAGCTTTTCTTCTTTTGCAATTTCACTACTTAGTTGATTGAAGAAACCATCTGGATCATTTAATAGATATGTAAGAATCTTACCATCACTAACCCATGCGTTCTTGAATTGTACTTTGCCGCCCTTCATAGCAAAGCAGTCAACTTTACAACTGCCAGCACCTGGGCATGTGTTTACGATTACTAGTTTGTCTTTTGATTCGTCTACTGCTATGCCAGTTAGTGCGGCGAAGCCAACGTTGAAGAACTGTTCTAATTCACCATTAGAATGTTTCATCTTTTCGTTTTGCTTTAGTAGTGATTTAGGACGTTGCTTCAACTCAGCGATTACTTTGTTTTCATCATAGCGTTGACCCTTTTCATCATAGTATGTGATAACAGAACTACGATGCATGTATGGCAACTTATACTTGTCTGTCTTAGTCTTACCAGAAGTGTATTTAGGAATACCTTTCTTATCTACTTTGACTTGACCTGTTTTCTTATCAATATCGTCTGTACCCTTGATGCGTGTCATGTAGTCTTGAAACTCTTGATCACCAAATTCACGAGCTTGCGCACCTAGCAAGTCTTCTTCTAGTTCTTCGGTTGTTGATTGCGCAACAAACTCTTCAGGTGACATAATCTTGATACCTGATTTCTTCTTTGACTCTAATAATTCATAATAACGCATTTTATTCTCTTTCTGTTTTTAATACTGATCGTAAGAACCAGCCGTGTTTGCCATGAGCATCAATGCGCTCAGCGATAAAGTTAGCGATGCCTTGTTCGTTTGCTTCTTCAGCAATAGTAAATGCTTCTTTGAGCATAGCAGACATTTTCTCGTTGTCGGCATATAGCTCTTGAATCATTAGCTCGGCACGTGGTACTTTAGTTTGATCTTCAATGATAGATAATTCTCTCATACGGAGTAAACTACCTGGTGCGTATTGATCGAGTACACGAACAAACTCAGCGGCTCTATCTACCGTGTTGTCGAATACTTCGTCTGCGATTTCGTCAAAGAGACCATGATACTCGCGGAAGTTTTTGCCCTCTACGTTCCAGTGAAAGTTCTTAGCTTTCAAATAGAAAGAGACTGCGCTTGCTTGAATGATTTTAAGTTGTTCTGCTAACATATTATTCTTTCGATTTCTTATCCAGTAGGTCACCTGTTTTGCCACGCTTGCCTAGATCCCTTGTTTCCGATTTTTTCTGGCCAATTTTATCGCTGGCAGGCTTTCGGTCTTTACTAGGAATGAATTTTTCCTCTGGTAGTATGTCTTTTATTCTCATAATAATGTATTTATCAGTTTAAGTCAGGCAAAAGAAAACAGGGCCTGGGCCCTGTTATTCTTGGTAGTGTAGATTAGAACGGCGAAGCGTGTGCTAGTTCGGTTCTGATCCACTGGTTGGTAGCTACGCAGATGTATACATCAACTGTGCTGTTGCCAGCGTTGTTGAACATTCTGATCTCGCCTTGTACGCCGGTATCTGCGGCAGAAGTAGGTACTGACTGACCAAATGCGCCGGTTAGAACTACTGCGCCGTTCAAGGTTGTAGTTTGTGCCGTAATTAGTGCGCCTAGAATGTTTGTTGTGTTGCCTGAGCTACTTATGTTCACTGTAGCGGCACCGCCTAGGTTGACTGTTGTAGCAACTGTGTTAGCGATATTGATAGTAGTAGCAGTAGTTGTGATATCGCCGCCGTTGACGCCTAGATCGCCTGTTACAGTGGCGTTCTGTGCTACTGTTAGTGCGCCTAGCATTGCTACTGTGTTACCACTAGCGCCTACGTTTAGTGTAGCACTTGTTGAAGTGATATCACCGCCGTTGACTGCTAGATCGCCTGCTGTGCTGAAGTTAGCTGCCGAAGCATTGCCTGTTACAACTAAGGCGTTGCCGATAGTTGTTGTGCCAGTAGTAGCACCCATGTTGAGTGTAGTTGCTGCACCGCCTAAGTTGACTGTTGTAGCTACTGTGTTAGCGATTGCTACTGAGGTTGTGCCTGCTGCCGGTACGATATCACCAGCAATCATCATACCGCCGCCTAGCGCAGTTGTACTACCTGCAGCACCAATATTGACCGCTGTTGCTGAGCCGAATGCGTTGACTGTTGTAGCAATGGTGTTAGCTAGATTGAATGTAGTAGCAGTTGTGGTGATATCACCGCCGTTAACAGCTACGTCACCAGCAGTTACGATATTACCGCCTGTTACGTTACCTGTAGCAACTACTTGACCAGCTGTGTTGAAGTTAGCCGCGCTTGCGTTAGCAGTAACAACAAGTGCGTTGCCGAATGTTGCTGTGCCTGTTGCCGCACCGATAGCCACTGTTGTTGCTGCACCACCGATGTTTAGAGTCGTAGCAGTTGCGTTGACTAGGTTGAATGTAGTAGCAGTTGTAGTTAGATCGCCGCCGTTGATTGCTACATCACCTGTTGTAGTTACGTTGCTTGTAGTTACGCCGGTGGCACTGACTGATACTACGTCTGCTGTACTACCAGCAGAGATGTTTGCTGTTGTTGCTGTTAGAACTACGTTACTAGCACTAGTAGCAATACTGTTAGTCAACGTAGCGGCAATCATTGTAGTAGTGATGTTGCCGTCTACGTCTAGATCATTAGTGATAGTTAGGCCGTTAGTATCAAAACTAGCATTAGATGAACCAGCAACTGATACTGTAACTGCGCCGTTGTTTACGATTGAGATTGTTGATGTACCGTTAGCTAGTGTGCCTACTAAGTTAGCACCAGTGATGTTGCCTGTTGCTGTTACATGACCAGTGATGTTAGCACCAGTACCTGTGATTGTAGCAGTAGCATTGCCTGCTGATGTAATGACTACGTTACCAGCTGCCGCAGGGATAGCTACACTTGATGTTGTGTTAGCTAGTACGCCCATGAAGTTAGCTGTAGTAGTAATATTGCCTGTTGCTGTTAGATAACCAGTGATGTTAGCACCAGTGTCTGTAGAAATAACTGTAGCATTGCCTGCTGCAAATAAGGTAACGTTGCCACTAGCAGCCACGTTCACACTGCTTGTACCGTTTACAATGTTACCTGTTACAGTTGCGCCGGTGATGTTACTAGCATTTAGAACATTAACAGTCAAGTTAGCTAAGACTTCTGTAGCGCCGTAGCCACTCTTTACAACTCTGAAGTTGCCAGTGTTGTTCATACCGATAAACGCTGTAGCATCTGCTGTGTCATAGTATCTTAGTTCTAGACCACGATCACCACTTGTTGCTGTCGAATGAGCAGTAGCTCTGTTTGAAGAGTCTAGTGCAGCGCCTAGTGTGATCGTAGGATCAACTACAACTAGGTCACTTACGTTCTCTGTGTGATATGTACCAGCAACAACCATATTGCCTGCTACAAGTAGCGTACCGTTAACTGTTGTTCTTGTAGTTGCGCCACCTAGAATTGTGTTGCCGACAACTTGTAGAATACCTTGAATGTTGGCCGCTGGTACTGAGCTATCAGTACTTGTGATGTTAGCAGTAACGAATGTGCCCACGTTACCGTTGACATTGCTTAATGCGTTACCAATGATGCCAGCAGTTACGTTGCCTGATAAAATAGTACCGTTGCCGAAGATAGAGTTAGCAGTAGCGTTACCGACCGTTAGGCCTGTTAGTGTGCCTAGTGATGTGATGTTAGGCTGTGCGTTGCTGTTAGTGTTGAACACGCCTTCGAATGTAGACGCTACTACTGTGTTAGGTACTCGTAAGTTACCTAGCGCAGTTAGCTGCATTGTTTGTTCACCAGCGGTCGAACCGCCAGCATCAACGTTTGCTACAAATAATAGTCCGTTGGCAGCAGTTGATTTTAGAGCAGAATTACCAGATGAATTATCAGGTAATACGATATTACCCGTAGAGTACAAAGTAAACTCACGATTACCCGATGCAGTTGGAACACTTAGTGCTAGCGGTGTGTTGTTTACTAGTGTAGTAATGTACTGAGGAGTAGTAGCGGTAGCGGCTCGATTGCCCTCGATACGAATGTTACCTACTGTTAGTGTTGTTGCCGCGCTTGTTAAGTTAGGCTGAGCAGAAGTTACCAAGACACCTTCAATATAATTAGCTGATACTAAGTTGCCTAAGTTAGCGTTTGTGGTTGTTAAGTTGCCGTTGACTGTTAGTGTACGATTGACAAATGAGTTGCCTACTGTTACGTTGCCGAATGCGTTTAAGTTGCCGTAAGTGTCTGTGTTACTTGAAGTTACACGGAAGTACATTGTAGGTGTGCCGCCTGAACTCTGTACTAATAGATTCTGATTGACTGTTACATTGCCAGTAGCATTGACATCTACAGCACTGATGGTGTTAGCAGATACCTCATAGCTTGTTACAAAGTTGTTGCCGCGAATATTGCCGAATACTGTTAGATCACTGCGAGACTCATCAAACATCAACTGAGTTACCGCTTCGAAGCCGCCGTCTTTGTAGTACTGAATCTGACCGTTAGTTGAGCCGCCTGGTGAGTTTACATAAGTTGTAACTGTGTTGAACTCGTCTACGTATTTCTTAACCACCTTCTGGTTTAATACTTCTTCACGAATAGCAGTAACATAGATATTCTTATCTGTTTCTAAGATAGTTACATCACCATTTTTCTGTAAAATGGCTAACTCTGCTGGATCTAGTGAACCGCCACCTAGTTTTTGAATTGGATTATTTTGCGCTGGCATTTGTTTTCCTTATTTCTTCTTTACCGCTGTTAACTTAGGACTCCAGTTGCCCCACTCTAAGCCCTTCTTGACTGCTGGTGCTGTTTCTGGACCAGACTCTTGGACACGTTTTTCGGTGATGCCTAATGGTGCTGAGACTGGTGCTACGCCGCCGGCAACCGTGCTTTCTTCTAGTTTTTTGAGTAAATCGAGGGTGTTTTTAATGTCTGACATTCTAGTATCCTGTGTAGATACTAGTATTTATCATTTACCGCTACTACGAAGCAGGGGCGGTCTGCCGTCTCTGGCAATAGTTGAGCCTAGCTGTTGTGCTGACTTTTTGAGCGTTTGTGGGCCTACATCAACTGATAGAGCCATACGAAAGCGTGGATCATAGCGTTCGGCCTCAGTAGGAATGTAGCCTGAGCACTCATTGATCTGTTCGTCAATACTCAACTCCTTGCTTCTTAACCAGTCACGATGCTTGTATAGTTGATCTACGATACCACGACTACGAAGTGCTTTATATGCTAAGTTTTCAGTAGAAAATTCGCCATTTGCGTCCAGACCTGCTTTACGGTACTTTTTAATAGTTTCAAGTAGCGAGTCTAGAAGTTCTAAGTCGTTTGTTTTGATAGCTAGTAGACTGACTTCTACTAGTTTTCTATACTTTGCCTCAACATCTCGGTGTTTGATGGTAGCTGACTTCTTGCCTGGAAACTTGATCCATTTATCATTCAATATACTATACTCACCAAGACTTTGTACCTGTTGCTGTGAATCCTGAATATACAATTCAACGTCAAACCCATGAATTGTAATATCGTGCTTCATATTATACAGATTCTTCTTACTATTGAATAACTCTAGATAAACGTCATCATTACTAATTTTAGTCATATCGACTAAGATATGTAGGTCAATATCACTATGTAGGGTGTAGGTATATGCGGCGTTTGATCCGCAGATAACAACGTCCGAAACGTCCAAGTCGGTGATTCCCATAAAATCAATAAAATCCTGAGCGATAATAATAAGTTGTTCTCTGACTTCTGGATTCATATGGTCGCCGTCGAATAGGTACTGGTTAAGTTCGTCATGGAACTTGACCGCGTAGTCTAAGCTGAAGTTTTCGATATCGTTGATGTTCATAGCAATATATTTATGTTGTGCCTACGATGGCCCAAAAGTCCATAGCAAGCGTTGTGTCTTTGACGATTGAGTAGGGGATGTATCCGTAGCCTCTGTCGCCCCATGAGGCGCCCCAACTGTTCTTGACTATGAACACCTCACGAGCGTCATCGTAACCTACGAAGCATAAGGCATGACCGCCTAGGATTGCTTCTTTCTTTTTGTTAGGGTGAGGCACGGTGCCTGTCTTTGTCGTGATAGCCGATAAGAAGCTAGAGTACACAATGATACCGCCGACTACTGGGTAGCCTTGTGCTAGACTTGCTCTGACTTCTACGAATGTAGGGCAACGACGATACTCTGTGATTCTGCGCTTCAGTGCGTCATCATAGGCCGCTTTAGCAGGTGGTCTGTTGAATAAGCGTATGTTGTATGACCATACTCGCTCGTCACTTGCGCCCCATTTGTTGGCTGCCTTGACCGCGTCACGTAAGTAAGCGCCTGCGTCATATGAGGCGGTGCCCTCTAGTAGTCTGGCTTGATAGTAAACGAATAAGCGACTCAATTCAATGCGTTTGTTTGCCTTGTTGAGTAAGATTTCCATAGCACTAGTAACAGCGTGACCGGTACAACTGCCTAAACGGCCTTGATCTTCCATCGTTGTACAGTATTGTCGCATATCAACTGATGATAGTGAGGTAGGTGCGGCGGCAGTGAACAAGTAGTCACGCTTGTCAGTCTTGTCTTTTGCTAGGTTGAACTTTCTGTCAGACTGTGCTACCCTCTCTTGAGGTTCAACGTAGCCTGGGTTGAATCTGCGGGCTAGCGCAGGGTCTTGAATAGTGTCTACTAGTTGGGCTCGTTGATTCTTAGGCATAATCTAGTATTTAGCCCAAAAAGTAAAGGGAGCACTAGGCTCCCTTGATAGTCAACTATAGTTGATTATGCCGCTGGCTTGCCGTCAGCGCCTACCATCTCAACCTTCATCTTACCTTGTTGAACCATAGCATCAACATAGATTGGGCCGAATGAGTTCATTAGGTGGTCATGAGCTTCTTGACAGAAGTTGAAGTGACCAGCGTGACGTAGTAGAACACGACGGTCAACCCAGATACGACCGCCTAAGTCACGGAAGTTTTCACAAGCTGTCCAGTCTTCGGAGTAGTAACGGTTCTGACGAATCGCTGTGTCCCAATATGTACGTAGATATTGGTCATAAATTGGATCTAAGCCGATATCGTTCTTGTATGGCTTAACTGCTGGGTGACCAGACATTAACTCTAGGGCTTTACGAGTGGTCAACAAGAAACCTGTACCTGCTTTAGATACTTCTTGTAAGCCATTCTCGCCTTGCTCAGCACCTTCGAAGCCGTTAACAACCCACTTTAGCGGCATTGTTTTCATTGGGTATAGGCCACCGATCATGTCCTTTTGATGATTGAGTAGCACTAAGAGGTGCCATGGTTCCCAACCAATGTCAGCGTCAATGAACATCAAGTGAGTGGACTCTTTCTGATGTAAGAACTTAGCTGTGAGTGTGTTACGAGCACGTGAGATTAGGGATTCGTTGACCATGGTCTCTAGTGTCCAATCAACGCCTAGCTGACGGGCTGTATTAGCGAACTTGATGTATGACATGAATGTTGATTCAGTCAACATACCACCGTAGCAAGGCATTGCTAGGTGAGCCTTAGTTGTGCGTAGATAGTCTACGTTAACTTGAACTTGATTAGGGTTAGGAGCTTCGCCTTCCTTAGCCTGTTCAATCTGGCCAGTTTCGGCCGCTTTGTCTGTACCGCCGATAGAGGCTGCCTGTGCTGCCTTGTCCGCTAGTTCTTGAACTGCGTCAACTGGTACTAACTTTTCTTTGTCTTTTTTGGTCATATGATCCTCTGTTGAATGATGTAGATATTTAGAAGCTAGACAGAGCCTCGAAATATTTTTCATCTACCTCAAGTATAGCACAAGAGTATCAGTTGTCAATGAAAAAAGCGCCCTAAGGCGCTTTTTATAGTCCATTCTTAGATTAGTAAGATAAGGTGATTGAGTTGATATTACCTGCTGTCCAGTTAGTAATATTGACTCTGATCCACACGTACTTGCCGTTTAGATTGGTGTATCCGCTTTGACGAGGGATAGTAGTACTAGGTGAGGTAGGAATCATATCGACTGTGAACCAGTCATAAACGCCTGGTGTTGTTGCTAGACTTGCCTGAATACTGATATCTGCTGAGAATGTGTTTTGTAAATCCCAAGCGACTGTTTGTAGGTCTTTGCCTGCTACATAGTATGATGCGGCTGGTTGTCTATCGCTGACAAAGCTAACCGAACCAGTTGCTGGGCCAGCACGTGTTGGTACCATTGTGATTACGGTTGCTTGTGCCATGATTACGCCTTCATTACTTCAACAACAGCGCCAGCGCCAACTAACTCTTGTGCTACTTGCTCTAGTGCCGCTTCTACTTCTGGCGTAACTGCCGAAGTTTGGTCAGCCGCTTCGTCTTTGACTAACTGACTGATTTTGATGACGATTACGTCCTCTACGATTTTTGCCATGAAATACTCCTTGATGGAGTATTTATCATGGCTGGACTGTATCTGTAGTTTCTTGACGGCACTCAAAGCACTTGCCGAAGTACTTCTGGTCGAACATTAGTAGCAGGATTGTCTGATGGCCTTCATCATCATATTCAATGAAATGACTTGCTTGTAGGTATTCAGTATGCCACCAGCGAGGCTTGTTGGTGTTCTTGAGCCATTCTACAAATGCGTAGCTAGGAAATACAATGCCCTTGTATGTGTCTAAGAAGTCAAGCATATTTGCTTTGAATGGATCAGCGGCCTTTTTGTTCTTGAAGTAGATTCTGTACTTGTGCTTTGGTGGATTCTTGAAGAATCTGACTTCACGAGGCAAGGATGCGTCACACTCAACTACTTCTGTGATTTGTATTCCTAAGTCCTCGAACTTGCGTACCAGTTTCAAGTCTGTGATGTAGGCCGCACCTTGATGCCTGCCTACTGTTATCATTACCTTGTTGTCTTTTTTCTTTGATGCTCTGGGCGCATATGTTCGCTTGAACTTGAAGAAAGCGTCCATCTGGTCCCAGTCGATTGAGTCAATCTCGGCCTGTAATTGTTTAGCGTCTACCGTACTTCGATACCATTGTCGCACCTCAGTCATGTGGTGCTTTAGTTGATCTGATGAGTAGCAATAGGCTGTTCTGCCTGCCATAGACAGACGAAACGACACTCGATAAGTGAAGCGACCATAGAATAAGTCGCTTCGCTTTATTACTTTGTAGCCACTCTTAGACATTCACCGGCTCTTGCGTGAGAACAACAAATTCTACGCGGTCATCAGTCATACGAGCTTCTAGTGTTGCTGTCTTGAGGCGTTCGAACAGAATCTTCTTAGACAGTGGCACACGAATCAACTCGTCAATCTTACGAGCAAGTGGACGGGCACCCATCTTTTCATCGTAGCCGTTCTTAGCTAAGTGTTCGATAACATCTTCGCCTACGTTGAGCGTGATAGCATGATTATTGAACAAGGATGTCTTTAGTTCATTGACAAACTTAGCAACAACCTTCTTGATTGATAGGTCATCTAGCTTCTTGAACTTGACAATCTGATCGATACGGTTGCGTAGTTCAGGCTTGAAGAACTCTTTGAGTGCTTTATCATCTTCGCCGTCTTTGCTTTGCTTGCCGAAACCGATGTTGTTGCGCTCACTGTCTGCCGCACCTAGGTTAGAAGTCATGATAATGATTGTGTTCTTAGCATTGACTACTTTGCCGTTAGTGCCTGTCAACTTGCCTTCGTCTAGTAGTTGTAAGAACAAGTTATAGACATCAGGGTGGGCTTTCTCTACTTCGTCAAACAACAAGATAGAGTAGGGGTTCTTTGACAAGTCATTGATAATCTTGCCGCCGCCTAGATTGCCCTCATCAAAGCCTACATAGCCTGGAGGCGCACCGATGAGTGATGCGACACTATGCTTCTCTTGATACTCGGACATATCATACTTGTGTAGAGGCATGTCTAAGTGTTGTGATAGTAAGCGGGCAAGTTCAGTCTTACCAGTGCCAGTTGGGCCTAGGAAGAGGAATGATGCCATAGGCTTCTTCTCGTTAGCAATGCCTGCGTATGATACATAGATGCGATCAAGCACTTCATTGACTGTTGTATCTTGACCATACAACTTAGACTTGACGTTAGCTTCAAGTTCAACTAAGCGGTCGGTCTTGTCTGTGTCCATCTTATCAACAGGCACACCGCACAACTTAGTAACTTGTTGCTTGATGTTCTCTGCGGAGATAACAGCACCAGTAGCATTAGCTACACGTTGAACCGCGCAAGCGGCGTCAAGCAAGTCGATTGACTTATCAGGGTTTTTGCGGTCATGAATGTATCGACCACTCATTTCAACTGCGGTCTTGATAGCAGTCTCGTCGATAACAACATTATGAAACTCATTGAGGCGCTGAGAGATACCAGTAAGAATCTTTTCAGTAGTCTCTGGATTAGGTTCGTCAATGTCTAGTTTGTAGAAGCGGCGCATGAGTGCGCGGTCTTTCTCAAACGATTCGTAGTACTCTTCCCAGGTTGTGCTTGCGATAATCTTGACGTTGCCCTTAGTAATAAGGGGCTTGATCATGTTAGCAAAGTCCATGGATGAGTTAGAGCCGCTACCTGCGCCGCGCATTGTATGCGCCTCATCAATGAACAACACTGTCTTTTCTTTTGAGGCGAGTGCTTCGAACACGTGCTTGACTTTTTCTTCAAAGTCACCTCGATACTTAGAGCCGGCAAGTAACGAGCCGATCTCTAGCGAGTAGACTTCGTGACCTTTCAAGAATTCAGGTACCATGTCGTCAGCAATGCGCTGTGCTAAGCCCTCAGCAATAGCAGTCTTACCTACACCAGCATCACCTACCATCAGTACGTTTGCTTTGAACTTCTTAGCAAGCACTGTGACTAGGTCTTCAACTTCACGATCACGGCCGATCATAGGCTCAAGTTTGCCACTACGAGCCCGCTTAGTCAAGTCAGTAGTATGCTCTTCTAAGATTTCATTTGCGGTTGCTGTGTCCATCTTAGTGACCGCGTTGTGAACCTTCTGTGCTTTCTTCCAGTAGGTCATAAACTCAGCACGAGTAACACCATACTTGATTAAGAAGTACGAAGCATGTGAGTTAGTTTCAAGTAGGATGCTCAAGTAAAGGTCAGTAATGTCCATCTGACGACGACCAGAGAAGATTGCTTGAGCAACAGCACGATTGAACATACGCTCTAAGGCTGCGGTCTTGCGTGGGTGTGGTTGACGACCGTTCTCGTCGGGTAGCATATGAATACCTTGAAGATTCAATACATAAGTGCCTACATCACTGACCATAGAATCAGTATCTACACCAAACTCATTCAAGTGATTTCTGAAGGGCTCGTATGTAATCATGCTCAATAGCACGTGCTCTAAGGTAACATAGCCATGTTTATGTTCCTGAGCAATCTGTGCGGCATGCTCAATGATTTGTTGAATCTCTGGGTTATTGGTCATTGTTTTCCTTTGTTGCGTTCTTGTTCTAACAGGGAAGTTAGCTCTGGACTAATTGTATCAGGCATTAGGGCTTCAATCAATAGAAATTGGTTGCCCTTCATAGTGGAATGAACCAGACCATGACCAGCCATACGCATTGTTGAACCTGGCTTGAGTTTAGGTGGGATATTAACATCCATTTCCGTGCCCCAGATAGTTTTGAATCTGACGGATGTGCCAAGTAGTAAGTCATAGATTGATACTTCTATTTTGGAATACAAGTCTAAGCCGCGGCGCTCGTATGTTTGATGCGGTAGAATGCGGAATTCAACCTGTAGAACACCATCAGTCATCAAGCCATCATAGCGAATACGTTGACCATGTTCGACTGATTGCGGTACTTTGATTTGGAATGTTTTGACACCGTGTGGTGTTCCAACTTGAATAGTCTCAGTAGAGCCACGTGCTACTTGTTCAAGCGTAACTGCTACCGCAACGGTGTAGATACGCTGTTGTTGCTGATGTTGTCGATGAAAGTGTTGAAATATGTCATCGAATGGATTGCCACCACCAAAGTTGAAGTGAAAGCCGCCGCCAAATGGATTACTATCACCGAATGGGTTAGGATTGTCGTGCTGTTGCTTGAGGTTAGGGTCGCTTAGATTGCGATATGCCTCTTCAACTTTTTGAAAGTCCTCTTTATTGCCGCCACGATCAGGGTGGTGCTTAGCTGCCATCTTGCGATAGGCTTTTTTGATTTCGTCGGGGCTTGCTGAACGCTCTACCCCTAGTGTCTTATAATAGTCCATAGTTGTAAAGTATAACACCTCCGAAGAGGTGCGTCAAGTTTATTGGATAAGTGTTTTACCACTTACGGCAAGACCAATAACGTGCTTTTGTTCTTGGTCCTGGGTTAGCGCAGTTGTGTCTTGCGCGGAAACTCTTACGAGCTTTAGGATTACTCTTGCGAATCTTCATGTTAGGGTCGCCGAAGTTTACTTTGACTACGTTGCCCTTCTCGTTCTTGACATAGACCTTGAACTTCTTAACGTCACCTCGCATAGGCTTGCCTAGTTGAACTTTGCGGCCTTGATACTCTGCTTCGTTTAGCATTTCTTCATCGTACCATAAGTCACCGTATGCTTCGTAGAACTCATCACCGTCATATGACTCTTCAAGAATGCCTTCCGCCACATCTTCGTCTTCATCTAGTTCGATGTTACTAGCATGTTTTCTATATTCGGCATCCAAAACGTCTTGGTCAATCTCAAAACTATTACTTGCTTGTTCTAGAGCCTCTTCATATGATGCGCCACCGTGATATACTAATTCATCAATCATAGCTAGTGCTTCTC